GGTGCAAACAATTCAGCTTGCACAGGTAAGCGGTAATGCTTTAGCATAGGATGTGCCAACACCATTTTATCAAGCTTCAGCTCCTGTTCGTATGCCAGCTTGACATTGTCCTCTGCCATAGCTGTCCACTTGTCCTTGTCAATTATCAGACCCTCGTACTCGATCTCGCTAAAGACCTTGACTACCTTATTCTCAAGACGGGCGACTTGTTGTAGTTCATACGTATGAAGTAGTCCAAGTTGTTTTTCCCGTATGTCAAGCAGATAAACCACATCGTTCGCCCCATACGTAATCTGATCAACGGTGTAAGGTTGACCTTGGAGCCCAATGAACTTGTTACGCGTTTCCTTATCGAGAGTTTTACCGAGATATCTTTCGACGCACCTGGCAAGAGAGTATCCATAGTCTTGCTTACCACAATTGATAACTCTCTCCATAAGAAACGTATCGTACATTTCTTCCATCGATATTCCAGCCCACATCTTGATGAACTTGTAATCGAACTTAGCGTTGTGCAAAACCTTGATGATTTTGTCTGACTCGAGTATGTCTCTGAGTGGTGAGATGTCGACGACTCTGGTATCGATGACGTATTGCCTCTCCTTGTCCCCAATTTGGAACATGATGAGCTTCTTACACGTGAAGTCAAAGCCTTCAGTCTCAGTGTCCACACCCAGAACTGTCTTGCCCTCACAATACGTCTTGCATTCCTGAATCGTCGCCGTCTGGATATCATTGAGAGGACTGTTGGTCCCCACGAATCTTATTCTGCTCATGGTAGATAAGGTTTAACATGTTGTCTGCTTCTTCAAAGGTAAGATTGCGACCTCGGAAGAATACCCCAGACCGACCGTGTTTCTTAGCCATGTCACGCATGAGTTCGAGAGTCTCAGTCTCCCCCTCCTGTATGATCATGGCAATCTCTTTCATTTTACCCATCGTAATTTGTTGTTTTGATTTGAATAATAATTGTATCTCAGGAGGGAGTCGAACCCTCAGTGCCCATATGTACTGTGTCATACCCCTATGACAGCCTTTGCGGAAGCACTGTTACCCAAACCTGAGATAGAAAGGGGTGAGCTGTTACACTCACCCCCGTTGTGTTACGACAGGATTTCTCCAGTAGCAACGTTCACACTTTGAGAAGCAATGATGCCACCACCTGCGTTTGCAGGTGCATCAGCTTCCAAGAAAGTGTGCTTTGGTTCTCCGAACACCACGTTGGTGTTAGCGAAGATGTACATACCCTTGTGGGTAATGTAGTCACCGTCCTTGCCACGACGCTTTGCAGCTGTCTCAAGGTTCTCCATCTGCCACTCGGTTGGCTCAACAGTCTCCGTGATTTGCACACGAAGAGCCTTGCCAAGGGCTTCAGGGTTGATGACATTGAGGGACTTGATCTCCTGTCCCATTTCGTTTGTGGTGTATCCACCAGTCAAGTCCACACCCAACAAAGCAGATGCATCGACAGGCTCCGCTGTCATCCATGCCCGACGTGCCTTAGTGGCAGAGAATCGGTCATCAGATGCATTGAATGCAGCCAACGCATTGTTGTTAGACTGAGAAGTACCTTCAAGTACTTCGGCGAACTCGAGCTGGACTTTACCGTTGCTTACGCGACGTGATCCAACCAACAAACACTGACCGGACTTGAGGGTGTCCAGTGAACCGCTGTTAAGAATGTTACTCATGGTTTTATGAGATTAACATGATTTTAATGTTGGTGACTGTTGATGGCCGTCACCTTACGCCATTGATTTCAAATAAAGGGAAGAGGTAGTATCCTATCTACACGTCTACATCTGACGTCAGCCCTGTAATATGCTGCTCTTCCCTGACATGTATATAGGACATGACGGCCCAGTGACGACTCGTGTTAAGGGTGAGTCGTTTACCCCACCTTGTATAGTCTAAGACCCAAGGATTTAGTTATCACCTAGAAAGAACGACATCGATTTCTGTTTGTACGATCTTTCCTTTACAATATTCCACGCACCGGTGGGATATCGTATCAGATATGCCGCATCGTCAAAGTCAGGATGCTCAAGGTCGAGGAATACTTTGGTGTATCTCTTCCTTGGTACGACATCCCATACTGCGATGGGTACTTCCATGACTTCACAGGACGATGCTGATTCAAGCAGCACAAAGTCCATAGTGTCGTCAAACCTCCCAATGAATTGTGTTCCGTAGTCGTCTTGGATCATACCGAACATACCGCATTGGAAAGCTTGCCCCATCGCTGAGGATGAGACAAGCATTACGATGATTAGTTGTACGCAGCGCATGAGCTATACTGTTTGTGGTACACATTTCCGTGGTACCCAGTTGAGTAATGTGCTGTCGTACTGCATGAGGTAGCCAGTATAGCTATCCCAAACATGATGAGCGTGAAGGCTAATGCCTTACTGATCAGAGTTGTTTTCATGATCTTCAATGATTTGCGTCAGTTGTTTTATTTGCTTTTGATGATTAACAACAAGAAGCTGCAGACGTTGACGCTCTAGTCTAGCAGCCTCTCGTAATTGAGGTCCATCCAATTTCCATTGCTTGTAGCGATGGACAACAGGGTTGAGCTTAACATTCCCTGGTTGTGGAATAGGTGGTAAGTCTTTCTTCGAGCTCATTCTGAAATGATTTCGTCCAAGTACACATCAGTGTGTGCATTAGACAGTTCGTACTCCAGCTCATTGATGCGAGACTGAAGCTTCATGATTAATAGGTCTGACTGATCGGTAGCCAGAAGGTAGTAGATGGTACCAACAAGTACAATGTTGAATGCCATAGAGATGAGGAGGATAGCAAACATATGCTATAGATTTGTATATGCCCTGGTTGGCATGGTTAGTAAATAGGTCAGATAGTGGTGCATACGACCTGGTAGTCGTACACACACACTAACTTGTACCTCTGATGGTTGGCGCAACTAGACTCAAAGGTCTAGCAACTCCAAACGACGTTCGAGTTTAGCGAAGGGACCATAGTCTCCCTCCTGTATGAGCAGACGCGAACGCCAGTTCGAATCTGCGGCAAGGACGTCCTCGTCCGCGTAAAAGGACATGGGCTCCTGCCCATCGATGACAATGACCAGCTTCTTGGTATTGTCCAGGTCACGCATTACTTGCGTGTTGCTCTTAGTGAATTTCGCCATGGCGACTTGTTAAATTAGGGGTGACACAATGTACTACCGGGGGCTGTCGAAGCCCGCAACATAGCTGGGGTCTTTGAATGTGTAGGATAACGCTCTCACAAAAATTTTTTTTTGCCACATAATTTTTTTGACTTAACTCTGCCGCATGGCAAAACAAACAGCATTCGACATTTACATTCGTAAAACTGTCTCCCGTCCTGGGGTACATGCTAAGACCAAGACTTCAGTCCATAAGAAGTCTAAGAACTATAAGAAAGCATATCGCGGCCAGGGTAGGTGACACACCTATCACTATGGAAGAATACCTATCTCACTTTGAGTTTTTAGTTGTAGCAGGATCGTTAATCGGGGGTTGGATAAAGTTCCAAGCTGACTACAACAAACTATCATCTCGGGTCTACGCCCTGGAGGCAGACAACAAAGAGTTTAAGGACGACGTTAAGCAGCTCCTTAAAGACATCCAAGAGATCAAGATACTCCTCGCTAAAAACAAGATGGAGTGAAACTTGACGACACCACAAACTTCGGGATTAACATTAAGTGGTTGATCCAAATCGTTGTAGGTGTTGGTGGGGCTGTATGGATTTACTTCACCATCATGTCTGCACTGTCTCAGCTTGAGATAGAAACTATGCGTCACAATCAAGAGATCGAACTCAACTCAGAGTTCAGAATCAAGTGGCCAAGAGGGGAGATGGGCAGCTTACCTGATGATGCTGAGCAGAACCTCAGACTCAATCACTTAGAGCGTGATGTAGAACAACTGCAAATACTTGTGGATGAGTTGCGGCAGAAAGACTGCAATTAATTACCTTTGTAACGAAACCGCTTTGCGACCGGCCCTCGGTAACCAAAAAGGGGCCTAGACATCGGGTTACATTAGCTGTCACCATAGGCAGTGAACGTTGTCCCCGGTAGTTTCAAAAAGTGCGTTGGTATAAAACTCGGGTGGGAACAAGGCTATAGGCTGACAGAAATGCCCCCACGTAGGCTAAAGACGGCGAGTGGAAATCCAACTGCTAAACACGCAAACCCAAGGGGGTAAATTGTATCTAGTCATGAGAGAGATTAACCGAATTATACTGCACTGCTCCGCCACTCCAGAAGGGAGAGACATAGACGCAGCAACAATAAGAGACTGGCACGTAAACGGAAACGGCTGGGCGGATATCGGGTACCACTACGTCATCAAGCTAAACGGGGAGATAGAAAGTGGGAGACCTCTAGATACAAAAGGTGCACACACCAAAGGCCACAATGACGACTCCATAGGGATCTGCTACATCGGTGGGATGGATGCTGAGATGAACCCCAAGGACACAATGTTCGAATGCCAAGAAGAAGCATTCAGGGAACTGGTGTTCTCACTACGCATGGTATGGGATAGAGAGTTGACGCTGCACGGGCACAATGAGTTCTCAGACAAAACATGCCCCAGCTTCAAAGTCAGCGAGAAGTTTGCAGATATACTATGAGAAAACGAGTTGACAACGTCATAGACGAAGATGACGTAAACTGGTTAAAAGCACAACCTACAGGTAAGCATCGTACCTGGGATTCTGCACCGCTCAAAAAAGTGCTAGCTCACATAGATGCTACCCCTACAGAAAACTCTTATTGGAGAGTAGAGTCTAAGCCTCAAGGACACGGGTGGCATATAGACACAGGCAGCAAAAAGCACATGCTTTGGTGCAGATATGGGGCAAGTGTACTGCTATCCAAACCAGATCAGTTTACTGGGGGCACACTTACCTACAGAGACAGGAAAGAAGATAAGATTTACCGTTCAGCCTACATCCACAGTTCTGACGTAGAGCACATGGTAACCCCACATGAGGGAAAAAGAACTGTACTACTCTTGTTTATATAAGACAAGTTTTTATATCTTTGCCTAAAACCAACACAAATGGCAAAGATCAACTTCCAACCCACACGTGACTGGGTAGTTCTCCCAGTTCAACGTAAGAATAAGACCGCATCCGGTATTACACTGCACGGGGGTGCAGAAAACTCACTACGTACGAACATACTTGAAGTAGTTGCCGCAGGACCTAAGTGTGAGATGGTCAAAGAGGGCGACACTGTCATGGTACATCCTACATCTGAAGGTCTAATTATAGACCTAAAGGGTAAGGAGTACGTAATGGTGAACGAATTTATGATCTGCGGTGTCATTCCTAACTGATGGAGGGAAGCGTCACAGTGTCGTTAAAGTCTTTCGATGAGCTGAGGAGCGCTAAAGAAGCCACAGACCAGAAAGACCAAATGCTGCAAAGAGCAGCAAGAGAGTTAGAGGTATTCTTATCATTCTTGGTGACAAGAGAGAACATACAAGAATACCTAGATGAGTTTAACAGGCAATCCTCCACGTGTAGAATAAACCTCGATGAGGGGAGAGCCAAAATAGTTTTCAGAGATGGCCAGGAATATTAATATAGCAGTCAAAACCACATACCAGTTCTTGCAGGTATTCAACGGTATACTAGAGCTTACAGATAAAGAGCTACAGGTACTGTCTGCTTTCATTGACCTGGGCAAGACAGTAAACCTCTGCTCTGCAGATGCAAAGAAGAACGTAGCCAAAGAGCTGAATGTCAAAGACCCCAACACCCTGAACAACTACGTCAAGCGACTGAAAGACAAGGGTGCGATAGTGAAAACCAAGAACGGGTATAAGCTATCTAAGCTGTTGACCATATCTGAAGACGTTGTAACCATAAGCATACAGAATGCCACGCCCAATAGAGACAAGGTGGATCTATGACCCGTGGGCTATATCAGTGTACTACTCGCCCTCAGGAGATTCAGCAACAGTAATCATTTTTAATTTAGACTATGAGCAAGAAGAACAAGTTATCAGTGTTCCAAATGGTGAAGAATTTCGCTAAGGAAACTGTAGAATACGCCAAGCAGGGAGCACCTAACGTTAACGAAAGCGACTACCAAGACAGGCTGAACACATGCAATGGATGTGAGCACCTAAGAGAAAAAGAAGGTAGGTGCGGACTCTGCGGATGTGTGGTAGAACACAAGGCAAAGTGGGCAACATCAAAGTGCCCCGACGATCGATGGAAGCCACAGGTTGTAGGTAGTGGGGGAAAGACAGTCAAGCTGTCCAAGACAAAAGAGAATGCTGTGTACAAGAAGCGGAGACTGCAGAAACTGAGAAATGAGCGAAAAAATAATAATTCAAAGACTAGCGACTAAGTATGCACTCCCGCTGCAGAAAGTTGAAGAGGCAGTCTACTACCAATTCAAATACACTGCACGCATAATAAAGGAGGGCAGCTTCGAACCAGTCAGATTACCATTCCTTGGTAAGTTTCACGTCCTACCAGGACGACTTAAACACTTGAACAATGAGCAATCAGTATCGCACAATACCAGATAAACTAATACGAGTCCGGACGCGTGACGGTACCCAACATTTCTGGCACGCAAATCTATTCAGAGGTATACGTAGAGTATCTGGGAACTATGTAGAAATATATTTTGGTACTATGCTGCGCCAAGAAGGTGGTGGAGGTAGCGGAACAAATGCTACAAACGAAATAGACGTAGTTAAAATCCGCTTCGAGGACGTTCAGGGTGGGGCCTGGGGTTCTATAATAAAGATGTGGGAGGAGATAATGACAGGTAAGTCTATAGTCTTCACTATAGCTGATACGTATGCAGACCCACCATTCTACAACCTGCAGGCAGGCGAGGTGAAGAGAAATACAGCGGTGCAAGCTGGGTCCTGGGACCTGGGCCCTGAGGGCGACGGCAGTTCATATTACGGCGAAACCACTTCACCAAACCTGAACGAGACGGATCTGAATTTAACAGTCGTAGTGGTTTACAGAGAGGAGTTCGATGGCACTCAAGAAACCTACCCATGAGAGACTTGATAACTGTTAGTAACAACGTAGTTATCCCAAGCGCGTACGCACTGACCATCGACGAATTCAAGAGTCTGAAAGGGCAGGAGCTGGGCGCTGTATACTTCTACACGGACCACCGCTCCCCCTACGCTGTGTATGAGGAAGAAGAGAGACAAACTAAAATAGGTAAGGATCTCAAGGTTAAGTTCACCCCAAAAGTGATGGGGGCAATAGATAAATATAAGGAACTATCAGAAACCTCAGCTATCAAGCTACTTAAATCTGCACGTAGTTCGGTAACTAAACTGGAGAGGTACTTTGCCACAATTAACTTGAACGTTTTAGATGACCACGGCAAACCAATCTACCACGCCAAAGACCTGATAGCCAACTTGGCAAACATGGGTAAAGTCGTAAACGGTTTGGAAGAACTGGAAGCCATAGTCAAGAAACACGAACAAAAGGACAACCCCAACAGAGGAGGAGTGATAACTAACAAGTACTCACAATGAAGATAGCAATCGTAGGAGCATCCAATCAGCTCAAGAAGAAAGTGAAAGCTTTTATAAGTGACCTGGGAGTGAAGTGTTCGCGCAAACCCCTGCATGTCAGAGAACTGTCAGCTTGCTACTATGACTGCGCTCTTCTGAGGTCTAAGTCTGTCTTTGTTAATCCAGTGATACAGAAGGACATAGCCATCAAACAACTGGACCACATCAAAGAAAGAAAGATACATGTGATATATATATGGAGTTCCAGCAAGTACCGAAGAGGCGTGATGCTTAACGAACAAGCTAAGCTTAACAAAGACTACATAGCTCTATCAGTTAGCGAACTAGAGTTGCAGTCTGAAACTGCTATGGGTTGGAGCAAAATAAAAACGTATGTTCAAAAACTCCAGTAAATACTCACCTGCTGCTCAGCACTACCTAGACTTCGGGTTCTACACCGATGCGTTGCCGGGCACGCGAGAGTACTACGACTACTGGGACGAACAGAAAGAGAGATGCACGCAGGGATATTTAGACATAACGGGGTATCACTATTTCTACCTAAACTTCTGCCCTATAGACCGAGTCGTAGACGAGTTCCTGGCAGATGGTACAAAGATCGCCCGAAGAGACAGAACATTTCCTGCCTTCTACGACGGAGACCACCAGTACTTCACTGCGGTAGACGAGTGCAGAAAAACAAACAGGCATATGGTCGTCTTGAAAGCAAGACGTAAAGGTTTCTCGTACAAAGCTGGGGCTATGCTAGCCAGGAACTACTTCCTGATGCGTAACTCCAAGAACTATGTGTTCGCCTCGCAGAAAGAGTACCTGATCGGGGATGGACTGCTCAGCAAAGCTTGGGACTTCCTGTCATTCATAGACGACAACACGGCATGGACGCAACCTCGCCTGCGTGACCGTGAGATGCACAAACAATCCGGGTACAAGAAGAACGTAAA